GCAGGAGTACCAGCAAGGGAAATAGGCTCAAATATAAGATAATGAAAGTAGCAATCTTATTACTAACACAAAACAGACACGACTTAACGCAGCGTGTAATTAATCATAACTTTTATAATAGTGGCTACGACGCAGATTGTTTTTTAATAGACAACGGAAGCGACACGCTAAGGTTATTTAATTACCCTTTTAAAGATTACAACTATTCAAAAGAAAAGCGAGGCATAGCAGCAGGAGTGAACGCAGGGTTAAGAATGACAGAGAATTACGATGCCGTTTGTTTGTTAGCTAATGATATACTACTACCTGAAAATTGGTTAGCTAAGTTTGTACTTTACGCACAACAAATAGAAAACACAGGCATAATAGGAATACACTGCGTAGAAACACTACCGCCATTAGTAGACGGAATACATAAAGTACATACACCTTTTGGCGATAACTTTATTACTCGTAAGCTAATAGATACGATAGGAGGTTACGATGAAGCCTACGACCCTTACGGAATGCAAGATGCTGACTACGGAGAACGTGCAACAATAACAGGCTTTACTAATTATTACCTTCCAGATATGAGGTCGGAACACATAGGACACGATGTCGGAAACGGAACGGAGTACCGCAGAATGAAAGACGAAAGCTTGGCAAGAGCGCAAAGCGTATGGGATAAATATCAAGACATATATCACAACCAAAAAAATATAAGATGCGAATACTTTGCATAACATCAGCCAACAGTGGTGTTGGTTATCACAGAATAATGATGCCTATTGTTAATATGCAAAAGGACTACGCACTTATTACTGATGTACTTAATGACGAGTTATTAGAGCAAGGGTGGGATATTCTTTTAATGAATAGAATGCTTAATGAAATATCCGCAACGCAAATGGACACCTGGAGAACTAAGTACGGGTTTAAATTAGTAGTAGACAATGACGACTACTGGAACTTAGAGCCAAGTCATTTGTTGTATCAGCGTTATATGATGCAAGACATACCTTCGCAAATCATTAGTTATATGCAGATAGCTGACCTTTGCACTTGCACACACGATAGGTTAGCAGACGAAATAAGTAAATACAATAAGAACGTACATATACTACCGAACGCACTACCTTACGGGCATGAGCAGTTTACGGATAATAAGACCGAAGATTACAAAGTACGTTTGTTTTGGAGCGGTAGCGGAACGCACGAAAAAGACCTTGAACTATTAAGACAACCTTTTAAGCGTTTACAAGGTATGAACATAAGAACTGTGATAGCAGGGTACAATGACGGGGAGAAACCTGTATGGGACAAAATGATAGACGCTTTTACTTGTGGGCTAAAGCTTAACCCTACTATCTATAACTACGCAAGGATAACTGAATATATGGGCAGCTACACCGATAGCGATATTTCAATTATACCTTTAGTAGATAGCAAGTTTAACGCTATGAAGTCAAACTTAAAAGTGTTAGAAACGGCAGCTAAAAAGAACCCTGCGGTAGTTAGCCACGTCAATCCTTACTTAGATTTACCCGTTCACTATGTAAAAAGCCAAAAGGATTGGTACAAACATATTAAAGATTTAGTAAGCGACGAGGCTATGCGTAAGGAAAGCGGACAAAAGCTTTTTGAGTTCTGCCAAAAGAATTATAACTTCGAGGGTATAAATTTAGACAGAAAGTATATTTATAGTAAACTAATTTCTCATAGTTAAATTTTTAATTATTAATAATCACGAAAAATTTAATGGGAAGCTATGAGGAAACACACACAAATATATTTGCAGGGAATGGGGTATAAAACAACCGACTTCGTTCCCTGTGAAGTGTGTGGGTGTCAAGCAGTAGACATAGCGCATATAGTTGCGAGGTCAAAGTTTGGTAGCAAAAGAAAAGAGGAGCAAGACGACATAACTAATTTATGTGCAATGTGTCGTCAATGCCATTACGATTATGACTTTAAGAACAGGTGGACTAAAGAAGAAATATTTGAAATACATTTAAAGAATATACCAAATGGAAATCTGGAAAGACATTAAAGGTTATGAAGGTGTTTATCAAGTAAGTAATTTAGGTAATGTAAAATCATTATCAAGAGAAGTTAAAATTGGTAAAAACAAAAGATATATAGGAGAAAAGGTATTAACCCCAATTAAAAAAAGGAATGGATACTATTGTGTAAATTTTACTTATAATGAAAGAAAACAATATTTAGTTCACAGATTAGTAGCTGAAGCATTTTATGGTATAAATATTGACTTGGTTGTTAATCATAAGGACTTTAATAAACAAAACAATAGATTAAACAATTTAGAGTTTTGTACTCAAAAGGAAAATATATATCATTCTTGTATAGGGAGCAGAAATGGTAGGCTGATATTAAATACTGAAACGCATATTTATTATTACACTATCAAAGAAGCGGCTGAAACAATTAATAAGAACGAAGGATATTTACATAAAAGATTAACAAACGAAGTAAAAAATAATACTAACTTTATATACGCATAATGGCAAAAGGTAACGAGAATAAGAACAAAATTTGCTTCGGGAAAAGGAAGCGAGGCTCTGCAAAGAAGTCCTACAACAAGCACACCCCTCGTGAGAAAGCATATAGAGGTCAAGGCAGATGAGAAAACTAAACGCAATATGGCTATTACTTACGCATAAGGCTTTCTTTTTAGCCGTATGTAAAACAGGTAAGAATGGCGATGATATGACAACAATAGGACACTACACTTACGCTATGGCAGAAACCCTTATTAATAAGCACATACAAGACGTAGATACCTACTTAGACCAAGAAGATGCTTTAGACGAAGCCAACGACATAATAAACGGAATAATATGATACAAAACGTACCAATCAACACAGTAAAAGCAAACCCAAACAATCCCAGAATAATAAAGGATGACAAGTTTGCAAAGCTCGTAAAATCAATTAACGAGTTCCCACAAATGCTTAACCTTAGACCTATTGTTGTTAATGATGATATGGTTGTGCTTGGTGGCAATATGCGACTAAAGGCTTGTAAAGAAGCAGGACTTAAAGAGATACCAATAATCAAGGCAAGTGAATTAACCGAGCAGCAACAAAAGGAGTTTATTGTTAAAGATAACGTAGGCTATGGCGAATGGGATTGGAGCGACCTTGCAAATAATTGGGATAGTGAGCAGTTAGAGGAATGGGGGTTAGATATACCAGGCTTTTCTGATGTAGAAGATTTAGGCGAAAACTTTAGTTTACCAGACGGAGATAAAGCACCTTTTCAGCAAATGACTTTTACACTTGCAGACGAACAGGCTACACAAATTAAGAACGCAATAGACGACATAAAAGGTACAGAAGAATACAAGTATGCGGAAACAATGGGTAACGAAAACTCAAATGGCAACGCTTTATATTTAATAATAATGCAATGGGCAGAGCAAAGGAAATAATAGTAAAAGTAATACCAGCAAAGATTGCTAATGAGTTTGTAAAGCAAAACCATTATAGCGGTAAGGTAGTGCCTAATAGTACACTTCATTTTGGATGCTTTTTAGACGGGAAGCTACACGGAGTATTAAGTTATGGCAGTCCTATGGTAAAAGCCAAAGTTATTCATTATGTTAAGGACACTAAATGGAATGAGGTAATAGAACTTAATAGAATGGCTTTTGATGAATACCTACCAAAATATAGTGAAAGTAGATGCATAGCAATTACTATTAAACTTATAAAAAAGAATGCTCCACACGTTAAATGGATATTAAGTTTTAGCGACGGGAATTTATGTGGAGACGGGACAATTTATAGAGCAAGTGGGTTTAAGCTTATAGGAGTTAATAAGAACACAAGCACATATCAAATGCCAAACGGAGAGGTTGTATGCAGCTTAACAAGTTCCGCACACAGAACAAAAGAAAGTAACGGCAAAAGTGGAACTAATTGGATAAAAGCAAATGGCGGTAAAATGTTAGACGGCTTCCAAATAAGATACATATATTTAATAAATAAAAGTTGCGAAATTACAGTTCCTATATTACCTTTCAGCAAAATTGATGAACTTGGTGCAGGTATGTATAAGGGTAAAAAAGTAACTTTGCAAGAAAGACAACAAGCGGTAGAAGCATAAAAGTAATGCGCTTACCATTCCAGGTAAGAGAAGGGGTGCAATACCACCCTACCGCTCAATAACAGAATAAGAACAGAATGAGCAAAGAGCATTTAATACCATTCAAACCAGGTCAATCTGGTAACCCAAACGGCAGACCTCGTAAGTATGTTAGCCTACTTAAAGAACAAGGCTATAAGGTATCGGAGATAAACGATACAATCCAAGCTATGATGTCAATGGACTTAGAGGAACTTAAGTCGGTATGGGATAACCCAAAGGCAACAGTATTAGAAAAGACAATAGCAGCAGCTATGCGTAAGAGCTTGGAGAAGGGTAGCCTATATAGTTTAGAAACTTTGCTTACCCGTGTTTATGGTAAGCCAAAGGAACAAGTAGATATTCAAACAGATAACAAGATAGAGATTGTATTTGTAGACGGCAAGACAATACTTTAATGCGGATAGAACTACCCAACGGACATATAAACCAAAAGAAGATACTTAATTGCGAAGCCAGGTACATTGTTGTTATGTGCGGTAGAAGGTTCGGCAAATCAGAACTTAGCCAAATCAAATGCGTTACAACGGCAATCAAAGGCGGTCAGGTAGCTTACATAACCCCTACCTATAAACTGGCAAAGGTATTCTTTGAGAAGCTATCCAATACGCTGCCATTCCCTAATAACAAATCGGACTTAAATATTAGCTTCCCTAATGGTGGCAAGGTCGAGTTCTTTACAGGGGAGCGGTTAGATAACCTTAGAGGGCGCAAGTTCAACTTGGTTATAATAGACGAGGCTTCTTTTATACCTAACTTAGAAGATGGGTGGCTTAATTCAATTAGACCTACCCTAACCGATTATAAAGGTAAAGCAATATTCCTATCCACCCCAAGAGGCAAGAACTATTTTTATAGCCTATATAGTAAAGCAGAACCCGATTGGCAAAGCTTTAAATTCACTACATACGATAACCCGTACATAGACCCACAGGAAATAGACGATGCCCGTAGGCAACTGCCAGAAGTTGTATTCGAGCAGGAGTATATGGCAAACCCTGCCGAGAACGCAGCTAACCCATTCGGTACGCAATTTATCCGTAACTGCATACACCCTGTAACTACAATGCCTGTTGTAGCCTTCGGGATTGACCTTGCTAAGTCAGTCGATTGGACTGTTATAGTAGGCTTAGACCAAGACGGAAATGTGGCTTATTTTGACCGCTTCCAAATGGATTGGCACAATACCAAGCAAAACATCATTAGGCTGCCTAAATGCCCTATCCTTGTCGATTCTACGGGGGTTGGCGACCCTATCCTCGAGGACTTACAACGTGAAGGGGTAATGATACAAGGGTTAAAATTCACAAGTTCAAGTAAGCAGCAGCTAATGGAAGGGCTACAAGCTGCCATACATCAAGGCAAGATTGGCTACCCAGACGGGATAATAAGCCAGGAACTTGAGGTATTTGAATATCAATACACTGCAACGGGAGTAAAGTATTCCGCACCATCAGGCTACCACGATGATGCCGTGGTAGCTTTAGCATTGGCTTGGCAAAATTTTTCTTTAAAAAGAGGAACAGGTCGTTATAATTTCTTATAATTTATATTTATATTTGCAATGTTGTGTGGTAGCAACAATTAAAAATATTTATTCCCCAAGTATCTATAATGTCTACCACCATTATATTTATGAGGGGTTTATTTTTTATGGAACCTATTAAAAATTTAGATGGTTATTTGATTTCAAAAGAAGGGCAAATTTATAGCCTAAAAACAAACAAAATTTTATCTGGTTATGAAACAAAGCCAGGATATGTTGTGTATTATTTAAACAATAAGGTACACAAACTACATAGATTATTAGCTTTACAATTTATAGAAAACATTGATAATAAGCCATTTATAAATCATATAAACGGAATAAAGAATGACAATAGATTGGAAAACTTAGAGTGGGTTACTGCTAAAGAAAATACTATTCACGCTTGGCAAAACAATTTATGTACTGCTAATCGGTTTTGGAAAGGTAAAT